GTCAAGAGAACGCTCATAGTATAGAGTTGATAACGGTATGGCCTCCGATTACAACGGCACATCCAATCGCTGGCTTCTTGCCTCGTTTCGCGTATGCGAATGCATATTGGTCAGCATCGATTCCACATCCTACTTGAGTTCCGAAGATAACTCCTCTGTTGGTCGTGTAGTATTCCGTGTAGCATTGAGTGTGCAGATGGCCTTGAACGGTTGACTGCATATCTGCTCTGCATTTCGTACGAGCCGTTCCTCCTTCGCCATGAACATATTGAACTCCATCGTATTCAATCCTATCAACGAAGTTCCATCCTGGAGCTTTGAGCACTTCACTATATGACTTAATCCAAGCCTTCGGTATTCCTCCTGAGAATGCCTTCCTTGCCACAATACGATCATGATTGCCGATAATCACATCAGCCACAGGGAAAGTCTGCACCCACTTCTCCAGCTTATTAATTGCAAGCTCAAGCTCATCTCCTCCTGAGAGTCCATCTGCATCCGTTTCGTGGTAGCTGGAATAGTGGTTATCGATTAGATCACCGATCATAATCACATTAGTGCAGTTCCATCTTTGATATGAATCAACGCAATGATCAAAGTACTCCGGAAGAGTGAATGGCTCATGCAAATCTCCGACCACAAGAATCCTCCTCTCCTGATTCGTGAGATTATTAAATGCAGCCAGCCGTTGACCGCTTAATCTTGGCCTCTGTTCAGTCTGATTCCGCATGAACTGCTTTAGCGAATTGAGGATCTAACTTTTCAATTTCGAGTAGGTCAGTTTCCCACGCAGCATCTGCCTCAAGTCTCTCCTCTTTAGTAGAGCTCCTTCCGAGGTTAGCTTGACGAGCAGCGTTCTTTTTTAGGTAACGGTCTATCTCTTCTCTGATGCCTTGATTCTCGCGATATGTCATAGATGGTAGCCTAATGTTCCTGTGATTTGATGATTATTACTGAACCCGTAATCGATTCCAAAAATAAAGCTCTTCCTAAATAGCAAGATTCCTCCTCCGACTGCTGGAGATGTCACTCCCTTAAAGTCTGTCTGAACTCCTCCTCTTGCATATACTCCAAACCTCAACTTCTCTGCTGGAGATTGTAAGCTAATCTTCAGATTCTCGCTCCTATTTTGGTAGTTGCTCCAGGAGATTCGCACTTCCGACTCCTTGAATCTTGCAATCGTGTCATAATTCAACTGCTCAGAGAGCCAAGTCTGCACTATGCTTACCGTATCCACCAATAACAATGTATCTGAGATGCGTTCTATTCTTTCAAGTGTAATCGTATCAAAACGAACTGAAACCTCCTTAGAAACGAAGCGAACGGTATCGGTTTTCCATCTGTCCACATATTGAATCTGAGCAACAGGCTTCTCAATAGTGATTGTTTCCGGAGCTGAATCTCCACATCCTTTGATTCCGAGAATGATTCCAAGCAAAAAAGCTGCTATCAGAGCCCAATGTTCCTTGATGATTTGGAATAAAACATTCATTCGCTCTTCAAGCTCTCTATCTTTCTTATAGCCCAATTGACTCCAGCATCTCCTCCCCAAGCCAACCACATTAATCTTCCGCAACCTTTGCCGAGAGGCCGCTTTGAGTTCCTTTTGTGCCTGATGAATCCAGCCATTCTCTCGATAGTTTCTAAACTGATTGGCTCTCTGTTGGCTAACTGAGAAGCTCTCCGCTTACCTACGGGAGTTCCACAGGACTTCCATCCATGTTCATCTGCCCATCTCAGAGCAGTTTTCGCGTTCTCAGATGCAGCCTTCGGATAGTCCGTATAGCTTTCTTGCATCCTCCATATCTTCGATAATCTCTCAAGCATCAGCGTAAAGATTTGCCTCTTCGTCTCTTCGGGCAGTTAGTCCAGCGAGCACCTTTCCTCCAGCTTTATTCCATCTTCTGATTTCTCTTGGAATGTTCTGATTCATTGGCCCACCATTAATCAAGAGGAGGAGAGTGCTTCTCGATAGGTTTCCAATCCCGAGATTGTAAGTAAAGGAGATGAGAGCTGCCATCTGATTATTTGTGAGCTTGTGCTTGAGCACCTTCCTCACTTGCTTGCTGACTTCCTTGATGTGATGGAGAAGAATCTCCTCTCCTCGCTTTCGGTCAATATTGCAATCTTCCATTGATACTTCATCCCCGTTCTCGTATCGAGTCGAGCCATATCCGATAGTTGGAATGCCTCCAGGACAGAGATATGCTTCGGGCATAAACCCTTCCCACTTCTTGATTATCGGAAGAGCAATCAGTGCTGGAGTTTTCTTCTTTGCCATCTTACTTCATTTTGCAACGGTTTTCTCTGATTTCTCCACGCATCTCTGTGATGGCTTTGGTGTTATTCTCAATCACATCAGCGAACCGATTAGTGTGATCTGAGGCTGCTGAATGCCACTCTCTCCTTTCCTCTCTGTGGATGTCCGTGAGCTTGTTAAGGTAGTATACCAAAACCGCCAAGAATATTCCAGCTATTCCATAACTCGCTAATGCCTCTAATATCGCTTCCATCTTAACTCAAAAATCCGAACCACTTTCCGATTCGCGTCAATAATCCTTCCTTAGCCACTTCGGGCTCTTCGTTCCACTCTGGAGTGTTTAAAATAGCTATCATCTCAGCGTGCGAATAAGGTCCTTCTTTGGTATCCATCTCATCAATGAATTTAGGTGCTTCACCTTCCCACTTAATAAATGTTTTTGTTCCATCTAAACTTGTGACAATAGTATCAGCCGAAGTCTCGCATACTTGACTCCAAGCCACCTTGAAAATCTCTTCAATGTTGTAAATTATGTAGGTTCTCTTATTTACCATACCTTGACTTTGTCGCGTTGAAATTAGCTAATACGTCTGCATCTGTTATAGCCGTAGTATACTCATAGAACTCTCCGATGCCACCTTCGAGCCTTTGGTTTGAGAAGTTGGTTCTATCTGCACCTATTACAAACTGCTCATAAGATGGAAAGTCAAAGGTAGTTGTAGGAACTCCGTTACTTCCAAAGGTTAAAGACGTTAGCTCTGAGCCATCGAGATATATCTTTGCTCTATCGGCATTCGCTGCACCGCTTCCATCAAATACCCACGCTATATTGTACCACTCATTATCTGTAAAGCTATTGCCTGACTTAAAAGCAAATTGGTTGTTTGTATCCTTGGCATTATAAAAGTATATCGAGCCGTTAGCGTGAATCCAACCGCTGATAATTTTGCTATCTGAGTTCCTTCGCCTACCCCATAGTCTGTTATTTCTAAAGACAGTATCTTCCATTCTGAACCACATCTGTACGCTGAATGCAGAGGCTTCAAATTGTTCTGAGATGTTACCAAAAGAAACATAGTCATCTGTCCCATCGAATACTATTTGCCCACCATCTGCAGATGAGTAAGTAGGGCTATTGGTTAGCGTTCCGTTATAGTTTCCGCGTAGGTCAGTCCAAGTCGTTCCGCTGCCTCCATAGCTTGCCGCATTGGAAGCATCTACATAGATAAGTAGTCCAGCCTGTAAGATGCCCGTAGGCACTCCAGCTAATGGCTTGTTAAATAAGAAGGAACTGCCGACTCCTATCATATTAAGTTAGAAATTCTGCAGCTTCGGTAGCACTTTGGAAAACATCCCAGCTCTCAAGTTCAGGTAATATATCACCCTTCCATTCGAGGTTTCTGTATTCAACATACTCTTCCTCTCCAACTTGTTTTAACGCTATTGTATTAACCTCGTAATGTGCAAGAGTAATATCATCGGGATTATACTCCGATTCAAGAAGGAAAGCCCAACTATGCAATTCGCTATTAAATGTCATGGGTTGTCTGCGTTTACTCCGAATGGTGCTACAAAACCCGACATAGTTAGGTCTTGCTCACCTAATGAATCTGCAATGTCTCCGCTTGTTGTACCGACCGATTCGTTAATGTTGTAGATTGAATGAGGATTAGTTATAACTGCTGAAGGGTCTGCACCTGAGCCACTATTGTATAGGGCTAACCACTCACTTTCTGGAACTAAGTTTTCTGTGAAAACATATTGAGTAGAAAAGCCTTGTAGTCCTAAGCTTCCGCTTGCAAACGCTCCTAAAGACAATTGATTCGTTGTAGGTGTGTAGCTAAATTTACTCTTTGCAATGGTCGCAAAAATTACCCCGTTAATGTAAAAGCGAATAGTTTGAGTAGTTGGAGTGTCAACACTCACAGAAAAACTATACATGTTCCACGAAGTCCAATAGCTTGTTGGAAACGCCACCCCTGAGAATGCCGTTTGCCCGTGAGATTGAACCCCCAACTGCCTATTGGAATATAGTCTAAACCAAAATTTAGCTGAGCCTCCAAGCGTTTCGGAGACTGCAAACACTCCCATTGTTGCTATAGCAGAAGGCTTTACCCATACGCTCGCGCTCCAAGCCGAAGTCTGAAACGGATTGAAAACCGTTGAAGATAAAGTCCCATTCTGGACAACATCGTTAACTCCATCGGTATAGAGAGAGTTACCCATTGCAAACGGAGCATCTCCACCACTTGAAGCTGCTTGACTCTTCGCTCTATTTAAGAGAGAAATCATCCGTTATAAATAATCACGCTTCCGCTTGTTAGAGTGATTGCAGTAATCGTTGATTGCTCCGGTACTGAGATATATGCTCCAGCCTTGAGAGTTGTTCCGCTTAATCCATAGGCAGCAAGAGAGTCAGTTGTTCCTACCGTGAAGGTTGTGATAACGGTATCCTCTTGCACAATGATGCAGTAACCTCCGAGAGATGTGTGATCTCCTGTTCCTGTTAATACTTTGCTCCCTTTCGAGCCTGTGATTCTTTGGTCGTAAGTCATTTTAAGTTGGTATTTGGCACTTATTATAGTTGTATGGTTGAGTCAGAGAAAGTACGCAAGAGTGCCCTGTTACTTTATCATCAAATCGTTCTGTGAATGGCTCGAAGCTCACGCTTGTTTGTATGTTCACATCTTCAGTATGAAGCTGCCTAAAATAAGCAACAAAGTCAAGCAAGATGAGCAGCGTATCCGAGAGCACCTCCTCCTCATTCTCCTCTCCTGGAAGCACTCTATCCATCGCAAGAAGTCTAATGTTGTAGGTAAGTGTTCTCTCGCTTACCGATGCACCCTCCTCGATAGCCCAAAGAACAAGATAATCAAGCTCCTTCGGACTTATTTCCCACACGTCTCCCTGACCGTACTGCTTCACCTGTTGGTGAGCCGTTGCTTCGTCCTCGATTAACTTGAATATCTGATTGAGAGTGTACATACTTCTTTAGCTTCTGCTGGTTTTTCAGATTAGCGTTTCTGCTCATACTTATCCTCTAATGATGTAATTCGTCTGCTCCTTCCTAAGAACATTCCTGTGCTATAAGTTCGAGTATCGGGTTGAATGACATCCAAGCCACTCTCAGGATTCCTGTATGCTGGATAATCAGCATCGTTCTCAAGTAGAAAATTTACGAGTCTCTCTGTATACCACTCAGCTTTATCCTTGTACTTCTGTGATATGAAGTTGATTTCATCAAGTGAAGATGTAGAGCTATTCTCTGAACTCTGCTGCATCAGTCCTTTGTTTAGGAACTTATAGCTGATCGCTGCTGGAGCTTCGGCCTGTACCCAATAGAGAAGCATAGGCTGAATGTAATCATTGAGCAGAGTAGTGTTAGCAGTCGTGAGAGAGCCTCCGATGATCTGAGTTTTGAGCTCATTGAACATCGTTGTTCCGAGCTTTGGCTGCAAGTGTATATCCTGAGATAACATAATCACAGGACGAATAAATTTGAAGTCTATATTCTCGTGAAGGAGAGTATTATCCTTTACGAAGTTCTCTGATATGAATAATACGTTAGCCATCTATCTCTTCTCCTTTACTATTACTTGCTTCCATTCGTGTCGGCAATGGTATGAGTTGCCCCAAAATCCTCCTCCTCTCTGCCATACATTCCTATCTGCTTTCACTCCCATATTCACAATTTCTTCAAGATCCCAAGTTTTTGTTCCTCGCGTTCCGAGATTGACCTTCTTGCCTCCATCTTCCCCAGCCGTTACCTTGCATAACTTAGAGCAAAAGTCTCGAGTTGTAGGGATAATCAATTCAGTTCCAGCTCCCGAGCGAAGTCCATAAACATATCGAATCTCAAATCTCTCCTCCATTGGCTTGATGTCTTTGAGTATCTTCTCTCCTTTCTCAGTAACCTTTGTTACTCGCTGAGATGAGTCTATCACTTCGCTGATTTCAATCACTATTGCCTCCGCTTTGGATAGTTCCTGGAGCGCTTGCATCATCCTC